TGTGAAAGTGTCTACGGAGATAAGGCTCACAGCTCAGCTGTGATTAATCCAGGTGATGCTATTTTTATTAGAGCAGGAACCCACCATACACCAATAATTCTAGGACAAAGAATGTCCGTTAGTTTTTCATGGGTGTAGAGTGTTGACATTATACATAGAATAAAGTATACTTACATCTTGATTTGCCGGTTGAGCTTCTGGTGTGCTCCCGGTAGCGGTAAGACTAGCAAAGAGCGGGATGTTAGTCGGATGAATGGGCGAGGGTACCAACGAGGGGCCACATCATCACCTTTGAGGGAAGTATGTACGTATGCATCTGTAACGCTATTACTAGCAAAATGATAAAAGACGATCCGTCTATGATACTTAAAGTAGGAACTAACTGTGGCAAATGTATCGAAGAAGCCGGCCAGAAGGTCGCCAGTAAAAAAATACATGGACAGGCTAACACGACCTGCCACTCATATCGACCGGACTAAATATAATAGAAAACGGTCAAAGAAATTAGATTATGAATCAGAATGAAATAATTGAAGAATACAAAGAGCTCCATAAAGGATCAAGATTCTCAAGAGGAACTGCTCTTCTTAAACACATTCCGGAATTAACTAGACTAGCACAACTGCTTAATGTAAGCTCTGTGCTTGACTATGGTTGTGGCAAAGCTGTATTTTGGAAGACTCCAAATTGGCGAGGTATTTTTAACAACGTCATTGGTGATTTAACTCTATACGATCCCGCTGTACCAGAATTTTCCACCCCACCCCCAGACACTAGATTTGATATGGTAATATGTACCGATGTTCTCGAGCACGTTCATCCTGATCACACCGTAGAGTTTCTTGATAGGCTTTTATTATACACAAGACGTGTATTGTTTTTAAATGTATCTACAACTCTTGCTAAGAAGACTTTCAAAGATGGTACCAACTTGCACATCAATGTTAGAACAAGACACGAATGGGAAAAATTAATTAGAGAAAGACAATCTGAGCTTGGAGTTAAGAAAGCTACATTCCCTGCTGTAGTTGTTAGATACGATGAAGAGGTAAACTTTTAGTGCCAAATAATCCCCACACTCCATTTAGAGTTGACGATCCACTAGTGCCAGATTATAACGAGCACTCAATACAAGACAACTTGCATCCATTAGTTATAAATTGGAAAGGCAAGATTGGTTACGGGGACATAATTAGTCCTATATCGTATGCAATGAATTGTGCTGAAAAAAATAGCACTGATGTAATACTTAGATTTCATTGGAAGCAAGCAGAGCCAACAAAGTACAAAGAAGATGACTCAGAAACAATTCAACAATGGATTGATATAACGTTTAACTTTTTAAAGAAGCCTTCTTTTTATGGTGTAAGAATTGAGCACGTATACAATTCAGAGCTTGGTTACAATCACGATAACTACGATGCAAAAGAAATGGAGATGCACAATCTACGCTTTGGCGAGTCTGGTCTCAATGATTATAATAACGGACATGCTGAGTGGAGAGACATCACTCTAGTAACAAGTATGAAACATAAACAGCTTTTGCACGAGTATGATAAAAATAAAGCGTGGAAAGATCCTCTAGCACGTACTCCTTCTGGTTATGCTTGGCCAAAGGTAGGAGAGTTAATTAAGAAAAGAGGATGGAACATTAAACACGTCCATTATGAAACACCTATGCAAGAAGTTATGAAGACTATGTTGTCTTCAAGATGCGTTATAGGGTATCATGGGGCTCATATGTGGATTGCCAGAATGCTTGGTTTACCGATGATCATTTTTAGCAAAGGGCAAATTACACAAAAGGCTTTTCCTTGGGCCATAGTTTGGGAATATTGGAGCGACTTCCATCCAGAACTAATAGAGGAGTATATTCATAAATCGGTAGAAAAGAGGGATGAGATAATTCATGAGTACAAGTACTGGCTATCAACACCAAATATTCATAGGCTACGACAAGAGAGAAGCTAGAGCTTTTGACGTCTGTAAATACTCAATAGATCAAAGATCTGAGATAAAGACCAACAAACTTTTTAGCGAAGACATAGAAACCTACAGCAGGGATTGGGGAGAGCCTCAATCTACCGACTTTACATTTACAAGATTTTGGGTTCCTTTTTTGAGCGACTTCAAAGGATGGAGCTTTTTTGTAGATTGCGACTTTTTGTTCTTAGAAGACCCTCTTAAGATACTTGATAACATTGATGCAGACAAAGCAGTGTACGTTGTACAACATCCTGGATACATCCCTAACAGTCAAATTAAAATGGACGGAATAGCTCAACATAGAGCATACAGAAAAAACTGGGCCAGCTTTATGTTGTTTAATAATGAACATCCTAAGAACCAGAGACTCGTTCCTGAGTTCTTAAACAACCATAGGCCTGGACTAGACTTCCATCAATTAAGATGGTTAGATGACGAAGATATTGGTGCATTGCCATTAGAGTGGAATTGTTTAGATGATTATTATCTATTAGAAAATCCTAAAGCTATTCATTACACAGACGGCGGGCCTTGGTTTGATGATTACGAAAACACAACATACAGTCAACTGTGGCTAGACGAAGAAGGAGTGATGTTAAACGCTAAGGCAGCAGGTTATTAATGAAGAAGGTTAGGTGGAACGATATCACTTGTGTGATGACATGGTATGGTCAAGAAGATCATTTGTATAACCAATGTCAGTTCTATAGTTGGATGAAAGAAAAGCATGGCTATGAGCCTCGAGTTATATTTGTAAACGACGGGCATGCTGAAGGCCGTGAGTTCTTTAGAAAGACAATTGAGCTTCACAAAAGCAGATTTAACGTAATGGGTATCGATGTTATGAGAGACGTAGGATTCAATTCCCACGTATGTAGAAACATTGGTGTTAAGCATGTAAAGACAGACTGGTTGATGTTAATTGATGTCGATTGTTTTGAGTCCGTAGGCATGTATGAGTTTCTTCGATTTGAAAAGAAGCTAAACCCTAAAATGTATTATGTACCTAAAGTAGACATGGAAGCACCAGAGATAATGTCTGGTTACGAGCTCCTTTGTAAGAAAGGTATTATTAAGTATAAGACCCATCCTAACACATGGATCATGACACGTGAGGCCTTTTGGTCAACCGGCGGTTATGATATTGAATTCCAGGGTGTGAGGCACGGTGATGCGGAATTCTTTTTAGGAATTGGCCGCCCTGGTTGGAAGGAATGGGATTATGATTTGTTAAGCGATGACGACGACAAAAGAATGGTCGTAAAGATTCCTAGGAGGGATCCTTTTTACGTCAGACAAGAAACTAAAAAGCAAAGACAAGCATCACCAATTGTTAATTATATAAGAGTACGTAATCGAGATCCTTATCACAAATATAGAAAAAGGCTCTGGAACGTAAATTGGGAATATGTCTAAAAAAATTGAATTAGAAGTTTTGAGTAGCGCTGCTTTTGCTGAAGTGATAAACGATATGGTTAAAGAGTCTAAAGGACATCTCAACCACTTGGAGGCAGTGCAAGAATTTCTTCTTTCAAATGAAGAGATAGAGCCTGAAACTATTGCATCGCTTATACAGAGGAATCAAAAATTAAAAGCACTACTCTATGAGAACGCAGAAGAGTTGAACTTAGTTGAAAAAGTAAGTAAGCTACCTTTTTAAAAAGGATTATATTATGGAAGCTGTGTCATTAAGAGGCAGGATAACAACCGTGGAACCGTACGACGCATATATCAAATACCTAGCATTGAAGAGTCACTTTCAAGACAAGAACTATGACTATTTCAAGTATAACGGTAAAGTGAAAGCATGGCGTACTACATTCGACACTAGAAGAGACAAATACTTTTTCTATAAGCTAACAAAGCAGAAGGATCCAGTTGAGTTTCTTATTGCTAATTTCATTGACAGCGATGACTTTTATATCGGCGACATTAGAGAAGACAAAGCAAATGAGATTTACACTGAATATAGAAAGAGACAGCAATCATTGAGCTATGTGTTTAAGAACGACCTTAGCAAGATGAAAGAGGACTTCAATGACAACATCATTGTGCCTCAAAACTCACATCCATATCTATTAAGATTGTACATGCGCAAAGATATTTGCCTTGAGACGTTGATCTTAATTGATAGATGTGTTAAAATGTTCAAATATTGGGATAAGGAATTGAAGGATGATATTATGTGGCCTGACATAAAAATGAAAGCAACAAAATACAGCCCCTTTCTCAATGTTGACATAAATAAGTATAGAGATATCATTATCTCTAAATTTAAATAAAACGCATATAACGTCATATAACGCATATAGGAGGATACATGACAGATTCATTTGCAGCGCTTAAGCGCAATCGTACTGAGGGCTTTGATAAGCTAACTCAATCTCTAAATAAACTCAACACAAAGACTAGCGGCCCTGGTCCAGACGATCGTTTCTGGAAACCAGAAGTCGACAAGGCTGGTAATGGCTATGCTGTTATTAGATTCTTGCCAGAGTCTAATGGTGAGGACGTACCATTCGTAAGAATTTGGGATCACGGATTCCAAGGACCTGGCGGTTGGTATATTGAAAACTCATTGACCACTCTAGGTCAAAAAGATCCAGTATCAGAATACAACTCTATGTTGTGGAACTCTGGTATTGAGTCAAACAAAGATAAAGCTAGAAAGCAAAAGCGTAGACTTTCTTTCATTAGCAATATCTATGTTGTTAAAGATCCAGCTAATCCAGATAACGAAGGTAAAGTATTCCTTTACAAGTATGGTAAGAAAATCTTTGACAAGCTAAACGAGGCTATGAATCCTCAGTTCGAAGATGAGAAGCCAGTGAACCCATTTGATTTGTGGGAAGGCGCTGACTTCAAATTGAAAATTCGTAATGTAGAAGGGTACAGAAACTACGACAAGTCTGAACTTGATGTTCCTGCTCCTTTATTTGATGAAGATGGCGAACTAGAGGCAGTATGGCAATCACAATAC